TTGCACGTTCGATGGCTCACACCAAGCAGGTCAAAGCGGCCGCCGTCCTGAACAATGCGTTCACGGGTGGTGCTACCGCAGGTGGCGACGGTAAGGCTCTGGCCGCAACCGATCACCCCCTCCTGTCGGGCGGCACGTTCTCGAACCGTCCGACCGTCCCGTCGGACCTCAACGAGACCTCGCTGGAAGATGCTCTCATCTCCATCGCTGGCTTCGTTGACGAGCGTGGTCTCAAGGTTGCCCTTCGCGGCATGAAGCTCATCATCCCGCGCCAGCTGCAGTTCGTGGCTGAGCGTCTGATGGTTTCGAACCTCCGCGTTGGCACTGCCGACAACGACGTGAACGCGCTGAAATCCATGGGCATGCTGCCGGAAGGCTACGCGGTCAATGACTTCCTCACTGACCCTGACGCCTGGTTCGTTAAAACGGACGCTCCCCGCGGATTTGTGCACTTCGAGCGGGTGCGCATGACCACCGGCATGGAGAACGACTTCGATACCGGGAACATGCGTTTTAAAGCGCGTGAACGTTTCAGCTTCGGCTATAGCGACCCGCGTTGCGTGTTCGCTTCTCCCGGCGCCGCCTAACAAAAACAAGGACCTAGGTCCGGAAAACCCCCGCTTCGGCGGGGGTTTTTCTTTTTCTTGACACGCCGTGCCACACAACCTAGTTGTCTTCAGGCATTGTATCGGAGACAAGCATGGCGCAGAACGTTATCTATAAAATCCGGAACGTGGTGAACGGAAAGTTTTATGTTGGGAGCGCCGTGGACACTCGCACGCGGTTTCGGCAGCATCGAAGGCTGCTGCGGCGCGGCAAGCACCACTGCCGCCACCTGCAGGCTGCTTGGAATAAGTACGGCGAAGATGCGTTTAAGTTTGAGGTTGTGGAGCACGTCAGCTCACACGAGCTGCTTGAAACGGCTGAGGACAAGTGGCTTGTTGCGCACGTGGGGGAACCGCATTGCTACAATTCGGGCCGGAGCGCGCGAGCTCCTTGGAGAGGTACCAAAGGGTCTGGCCTGTCTCCTTTGACAGGAGCCACTATTTCGCAAGAGCGCAAAGATCGACTCCGTGAGGCCGCCCTTGAGCAGTGGAAGACTTCCGACCCCCGAACTGGGCGCAAACACTCCGAAGAGACGCGCGAGAAGATCAGGGCCGGGCTTCAGGTGGCTTTGTCCGAGGGCCGTGGCGGCCGCTTCATTCCATCCGAGGAAACCAGACGCAAAATGTCCGAGGCCCTGAAGGGCAACCAGAACGCCAAGGGCCATGTCCGAACAGAGGAGCATCGACGCAAGCTCTCCGAGGCCCTGAAGGGCAACCAGCACTGGGCGGGGAAAAGCCACTTAGAAGAGTCCAGGGCAAAAATGGGTCAGGCTGTTCGGATGATTTCCCCTGAAGGAGAGGCGACCGTCTATCCCCGTACAACTGCGATCAAGGAGCGGTTCGGGATCTTCTTGCCCACCATTCAGCGCTCTGTCCGCAGCGGGAAGCCGCTGGCCAAAGGCCCGTACAAGGGCTGGCGTTTCGAGTACGTTTAGGGTAACCTTCCCCCATCCCTGACAGCGGTCCTCGCTGACACTAGCCACGACAGGAGATCGACATGGCTAACACGACCTTCTCGGGCCCTGTGCGGTCTGAAAACGGCTTCCAGTCCATCAGCAAGAATGCCACCACCGGCGCGGTCACCGTCGATGCGACGTACGACGCCCGTCCCAACTTCCGCGTTTCGGTGGACAACACCACGCTGAACACCGGCGCGGCTGTCACGACCACGCTGACCACGGCTCAGTCCGGCACCATCTTCGAGATCGACGGCACCGACGACATCGTCGTCAACATGCCTGCTCTCAGCACGGCGAACGTCGGCACCACCTACGAGTTCATCGTCACCACCGCCGTTGGTGCGGCCAAGACGGTGACCTTCGTGCTCCCCGGCTCGGGTGTGTCGAACTTCTACGGCGCGCTGACCCTTCTCGGTGGTGCGGCAGCGAACCCGGCGAGCGACGTTGCTGGCGACACGCTGACCCTGCCGAACTCGACTGTGGTCAACAGCCGCGTGAAGCTGACCTGCATCTCGGATGACGGCACCAACTCGACTTGGAAAGCTGAAGCGCTGTCGAGCCCGATTGCAACCATCGCATAAGGGGTGAGACATGGCTGGCTCTGACGTAAAGGCCAAGTACATCGCGGCGGATACCACCGCTGCCGACGCCGACGGGGTCTGCCAATCGCAAACCCCGGCGGCCGGTGGTGAGCAAGATCTCACCATCAACGGCGCTCTGGCTTCGGGCGGTGTTGCGACGTTCGTCGCGGCTCGTCTCATCACGATTGCTTCGGCGTCTGATGACAGCGGCCGCACGTTCACCGTGACCGGCACTGACGTGAACGGCAATGTGCAAACAGAGACAATCGCTGGCCCAGCCACGACTGTGACTGGCACGCTGTACTTCCGCACTGTCACGCAGGTGACCGTGGACGACGACACCGCTGGTGCCATCACCGTCGGCATGGCGAATGATGCACTGGACGTGATCTACGCGGGACGTGCGCGTCTTCGTAGCGTCTTCTTGGTGCACAGCGCCACGGCAGGCACCCTGTCGTTCCGTAACGGAAGCGCGACCGGGACCGCCTACCTGACCGTGCCCACCATCGCCTCGGCTGACTCGGATCGTGATATCATCATCCCTGATGAGGGCATCATGTTCGAGAGCGGCGTATACCTGCCCTATACGGCTGGGACCACCGTGTTCTCCAGCTTTGTGGCCATGTACAACTGAGGTGTCTGATGCCGACCTACGACATCAGATCGATATCGCAGGTCGGCACAACCGAGCCGTTTGAGCTTCAGGTGGCCCGGGGCCAGATCCCGGGCCACCGCTTCGTGTCGCGTATTGCGGCGGTCCCCGCGATGTCCGTCAACACCACCGGCACCGTCTGGGACGTGGACGACACGCTTTATCCGTGGTCCGCGTGGAATACTCCGGGCACCTTGGCTGTGGCGCGCGTGAACGCTGGTGACGCGAACAAGAACGTCATCATCTCCGGTCTCGATCCCCTGTACAACGAGATCACCGAGACGGTGACCCTAGCGGCCGCCACGGGAAACACGACCACCAAGACTTTCGCTCGAATCATTTCAGCCCGCATGAATGGCACGTCCGTGAACCTAGGTGCGGTGACCATCACCCGAGGCGCGACCGTCGTCGCCAAGATAAACGCTGGCATCGGCGAGTCGCTCATGGGCGTCTACACGGTCCCGGCGGGCTATACTGCGTATCTGTCTCAGGGCGTGATGACGATCCAGAACGGCGGGGACGCCACTGGGTTCTTCGAGTACCGGATATTCGGAGACCGGTTCGTGATCGGTCACACCTTCGAAGTGGCGAGCTCCGAGTATCACTACGGCTTCACTTGTCCTCTACCACTCCCTGAGAAGTCGGACATCGATGTCCGCGCCTCGGTGCGCTCGAACAACTCCCGGGTGACCGCTGCGTACGACATGATCCTCATCAAGAACGGAGGGCCGCTCTGATGGCTAAGACCCCCGCATGGCAGCGTAAGGAGGGGAAGAACCCTAAGGGCGGCCTGAATGCCAAGGGCCGAGCTTCGGCGAAGCGTGAGGGCATGAACCTCAAGCCTCCTGCTCCGAATCCCAAGAACAAGAAAGACGCCGGTCGCCGTAAGAGTTTCTGTGCCCGGATGGAGGGCATGAAGAAGAAGCTCACCAGCGAAAAGACGAAGCGCGACCCGAACAGCCGCATCAACAAGAGTCTTCGAGCGTGGAATTGCTGACATGGGAAACGTTACTCTGACCCCCGAGGAGCTCGAGGCTCTGCTTGATCGAGCTGCAAAGAAGGGCGCGAGGGCCGCGCTCGAAGAGCTTGGGCTTCACGACGACAGCGCCGCGAAGGACATCGAGGACATCCGGGAGCTCCTCGCCTCGTGGCGAGAGACACGGAAGGCGGTCTGGTCTACCGTGGTCAAGATCGCTACGACCGGCACCCTGCTGTTCATCGCGGGCGCTGTCTGGGTGTCGGTCAAAAGCAACATTTCGGGACAGTGACCATGAACCGTGGTACGATGGCCAAGCAGATAATGGAGGCTCCGATGGCTGGATGCAAAACCAAGGGCATGAAAATGGGCGGCAAAGTTAAAGCCCGTTACATGAAGGGTGGCTCGGTGAAGTCAAAGGGCTACAAAAAGGGTGGTTCGGTGGACCAGTCGATGTGCAGCCCGCGCAAGAGCATGGCGATGGGGAAGATGGGGTAATGGCAAAAGACGCCTGCTACAAGAAGGTTAAGGCCCGGTACAAGGTCTTTCCCTCCGCGTATGCAAGCGGGGCCATTGCCAAGTGCCGCAAGGTCGGCGCGGACAACTGGGGGAACAAGACCCAGAAGAAGGCCAAGGGCGGGCTCATTAAGGCGAGGACCTTCTGATGGCCGTGCGCAAGACCGAGAAGGGCGCAGCGCTCAAGCGCTGGTTCAAGGAGGACTGGAAGGATGTCCGCACGGGCAAGCCTTGCGGTCGCCAAGAGGGCGAGAAGCGCGGCACACCTTACTGTCGGCCGTCGAAGCGTGTAAGCTCCAAGACGCCGAAGACGGCGGGCGAGATGTCGTCTTCGGAGAAGCGGCAGAAGATTTCGGAGAAGAAGCGCTTGGGACAGCCTGCGGGTAAACCGCGCCGCGTGTCTCCGGCGAAAAGGGGTAGGTCATGACGACGTCCGGCTCGCGAGACTTCAACCTCGATGTCGCTGAGATCATCGAGGAGGCATATGAGCGGTGTGGGCTTGAGGCCCGCACCGGCTACGACCTGCGCACGGCGCGCCGCTCGCTGAACCTGATGTTCGCGGACTGGGCCAACCGTGGCCTGAACCTGTGGACTGTGACGGAAGCCACGCAGGCGCTGACGGCCGGGACGGCCGAGTACACGCTGGGCGCCGACGTGGTGGACGTTCTGGATGTCGCCCTTCGTCGAAATGGTACGGACTACGAGCTCAACCGGATTAGTCGGAGCGAGTACCTGAACTTCCCGGACAAGGCCTCGACGGGGCGGCCGAGCCAGTTCTTCTTCGACCGGCAGATCCAGCCCAAGTTCGTGCTCTGGCAGACGCCCGACAGCTCGTCCGACACGCTGGTCTACTACTACATCCGCAGGATGGAGGACGCCGACAGCCTGACGAACAACGCCGCTGTGCCCTTCCGTTTCCTGCCCTGTGCGGTATCCGGTCTGGCATACTACCTATCGGTGAAGCGGGCCCCGGAGCGCATGCAGATGCTGAAGATGCTCTACGACGAGGACTTCCTGCTCGCCTCGACGGAGGATATCGACCGCGTGCCGCTGAAGCTCGTGCCGGGACTGAGGTGACGCATGGCGTTCGCATCGGGAAAGAACTCGTGGGGGATCTCTGACCGCTCCGGGTTCCGTTATCGTCTTCGGGATATGAAGAAAGAATGGACCGGGGCGCTCGTCGGAAAGGACGAGTTTGAGCCCAAGCATCCGCAGCTGAAGCCGCGCAAGCACCGCCCGGATCCGCAGGCACTCCGCAACCCGCGCCCGGACCGGGTCGAGCCCGTCGTCGTCTATGTCGGCATGTGGACCCCCGAGACGTGGAAAGACTATTCCGTCGTCGGCTTTGGTAAGGTCGGCCATCTGGAGGTGAGCACCCCATGACCATGACCTACGGCGAGCTCAAGACGGCCGTACAGGACTTCGTACAGTCCACCGAAACGAGCTTCGTGAACAACCTGCCGCTCTTCATCCGCCTCGCCGAAGAGCGGATCATGAAGAACGTGCGCCTGAATCTGTTCCAGAAGAACGCTTCTGGATCCACAACGGCAGGCAACAAGTACGTCGCGGCCCCGACCGATTTCCTTGCGCCGATCTCCCTGAGCCTGACCATCGCCGGAGAGCAGACGTTCCTGCTCCTGAAGAACGCGGACTTCGTGCAGGAGTACATTCGAGATAGCACGTCGGGAGAGCCGGTCTACTTCGGTCAGTACGACGTGGACAACCTGATCCTCGCTCCGATCCCCGACAGCGCCTACGCGCTGGAGATGCACTACCTGTACCGCCCCAACAGCCTGACGGTTGGGGGCGACAGCGGGACCACGTGGCTCAGCGAGAACGCCGAAGTTGCCTTGCTTTACGGGACGCTTGTCGAGGCGTATACTTACCTCAAAGGTGATCAGGACCTTATGGTGCTGTACAGCCAACGCTTTGCTGAGGCGCTGCAGCGTCTCAAGAACCTCGGCGAAGGCCTTGAGACAACTGACGAGTATCGCATGGGCAAGCTGATGCGCCCCAAGACCTAAGGAGAGACTGACATGGCCATCACCACCGCGATGTGCTCCAGCTTCAAAGAGGAGCTCCTGAAGGGCGTTCACGATTTCGAGAACGACACCTTCAAGATGGCTCTGTACACGTCGTCCGCGACCCTTGACGCCTCGACGACCGCATACACGGTCACCAACGAGGTGAGCGGCACCGGGTACACTGCAGGCGGGCAGGACCTCGACAGCCCGACTGTGACGCTGAGCGGGACCACGGCGTTCGTCGACTTCGCTGACGAGACGTGGACCACCGCGACGATCACTGCCCGTGGCGCGCTGATCTACAACAGCACTGCAGCGGGCAATCCGGCCGTGGCCGTGTTCGACTTCGGCGCAGACAAGACCTCGACGGCGGGCGATTTCGTGGTCCAGTTCCCGACGGCGGACGCTTCGAACGCCGTAATCCGTATCGCGTAAGAGGCAGTCATGGCCGTTCTCGCCAACCGCGTAAAGGTTGCAACCGCGACCACGGGCACTGGGACAATCACTCTCGGTTCCGCCGAGACCGGCTATCAGTCTTTTGCGGATGGCGGGATCACGGACGGGCAGGTCGTCCGCTATGTTATCGAAGACGGTAACAACTGGGAGATCGGCACTGGAACCTATACGGCCAGCGGCACGACCTTATCCAGAACGGTAAGTGAAAGCAGCAACTCGGACGCTGCGATCAATCTGTCTGGCAACGCGGTGGTCTTCATCACCGCGCTTTCCGGCGACCTGCAAAATGCGGTCGATATGGACCAAGGCGTGGCGACGACGGACAGCCCGTCGTTTGCGGGTCTGACGGCAGCTACCGCCGACATCAACGGAGGCACCATCGACGGCACCGTGATCGGCGGCTCTACCCCTGCGGCTATCAGTGGGACGACTGGGACGTTTTCTGGCGGTGTCTACCTCGGCGGCACTGGGGCGGCTAATCTGCTGGACGACTATGAGGAGGGGACTTGGACACCTACTGATGATTCTGGCGCTGGATTAGCAATCTCAACAACTGCTGCATCCTATACAAAAATCGGGGGGCTGTGCTATATTTATGCTTATATCAACTATCCATCGACAGCTAACGGTGCAGTACAAACAACAGGCGGTCTACCTTTTACCGCAAAGTCTGGTGCAACGTATGCACAATTAACCATTCGAAGCACCTCAAATACAGTTTCTGCTTCTAATCTCACGTTTCAAGTCACAGCGAGTAGCACTTCAGGAGTTATATATGATGGCGCTGGGACACTTATTAACTCAGATATTTCCGCCACCATCATACTAATTTCTGGCTGTTATGAGGTAGCTTAATTAACCAACCCTGTTGGATTACATGGCAGTCAGTCCGCGCCATAAAGGAGATAAACCATGGCACTTACAGAACGCACAGTTGACGATAAAATCGAAATCGTAGGCGAGTTCAAGCACATCCAAGTGCGGACGGCCACGATCATCGAACGTGATGGCGTAGAGATTAGCCGCAGCGTCCACCGTCACGTCGTTGCACCGGGTGCCGATGTAAGCGGTGAGTCCGCAGAGGTTCAAGCGATTGCGGGAGTGGTTCATACGGCTGAGATCGTCTCTGCATACGAAGCACACCTCGCCGCGCAGGAACTGACCAATGCGTAAGGCGTGCGATCTTGCAGGCTTGGGTAGCGTCACCGTTCGTCTCGACGAGGTGGGCAACAGCGATGGCGCACTGTCGAGCCGCAACAAGATCGTCAACGGCAACCTCGGTATCAACCAGCGTGGTGTATCCGGGACTGTCACGGGATATGACACCCCGCCCTGACCGTGCTAAACTCGGGCCAGACGGACAGGAGTAACCGATGCTCGGCTTCAGCCCCATAGCTTCTGCGCCCCTCGCGGATGACGGGGGCGCCCTCATTGTTTTGGTCACGGTGGTCGGAACCTCTGCCGCAGGCACGCTCGAAGTTGCCGCAGAGGCCAACGCCTCCGTCACAGGCGTATCCGCGACCGGTCAGATCGGCACAGTAACCGTCTACCTCATCATTGAGGTTCCGATCACGGGGGTTGAGGCCACCGGAGAGCCCGGAACCCTGACGGTCACAGGCGACGCATCGGCCGCACTTCCGAGCGTCGTCGCGACCGGGGTTGTCTCTGATGTGGATGTCGTCGGATCTGCGCTCGTGCCCCTGCCGAGCGTCGTCGCGTTTGGCCGAGTCACTGCCCCGAACGTCTGGGGAACCATTGTCCCCGCTCCGGGGACGGCATGGACAGAAGTAACACCCGCAGCCGGGTCCACGTGGACCCCCATTGCAGCGTAAGGAAGAGACATGAGGGAGATTAACCGGGCCATCGTCCACTGCGCTGCAACGCGCCCCGACTGGATGGACGGCGAGGATGTTCACGCCAAGATCGCTGAAATCCGTCGCTGGCACCAAGCGCGCGGGTGGCGGCGTGAAGGCTATCACTACATCATCGACCGGGACGGCGCAGTTGGGCGGGGACGTCCCGACGAAGAGGTCGGAGCGCACGTCAGTGGTCACAACAAGGACAGCCTCGGCATATGCCTGATCGGCGGGCATGGATCGAGCGAGAACGACAAATTCTCGGACCACTTCACCGTTGCGCAAGAAGATGCGTTGCTTGAGCTGCTCGACGATCTCGGGACCCTGTATCCCGGGTTGACCATTCACGGGCACAACGAATACGCGGCCAAGGCCTGCCCCGGCTTTAACGTCAAGACGTGGCTGCGCAGCACCGTTGAGCGTAAGCCACGCACGTCGCCCGCGCAATCGACCACGCTGCAGGCGACGGCCGGGGCAGCGGCTTCGGTCTGCACCGGGGCAGCGGCTGTCCTCGGAGAGTTGTCCCCGCAAGCGCAGATCACCCTGATCGGCGCGGCTGTTGTGGCGGTGCTGGCTCTTGGCTGGATCGCCCGCGAGCGCCTGAAGAAATGGGCGATGGGGGACCGATGATCCGAATCAAACTCTGGCTGTACGCCATTGGCGGATTTGTGGTGGCGGTCCTCGGAGCATGGTTCGTGGGCCGACGCGAGGGGAAAAAGGTTGCCGAGTACGAGGAGTCTCAGCGGCGGCTTGACGTGATGAAAGAGGCGCACGAGGTACAGGATGAAGTTCGCAAGCTTAGCGATGATGATATGCGTCGTGCTCTTGGTCGCTGGATGCGAGACCCGTAGTAACTCGTGTGACTGGGCGGCCCCGCTCCGCCCGTCCTCGCAAGACGTGTTGACCCAAGGCACGGTGGAGCAGATAGTGCTGCACAACACGCTCGGCGAGCGCCTGTGCGGCTGGAGGCCATAGGAGGGGCGGATGCCCAGTTCATATACGTCCAACCTTGCAATCGAGAAGCCCGCCAATGGCGAGCAGGTGGGTACTTGGGGTGCCACGGTCAACGACAACATGGACATCGTGGACCGCCTGACCAGTCAGGTGGGTTCGATTGCCTTGACGGGGACGACGTACACGCTGACGACGTCTACCTCCGGCGCTCTGTCCGAGGGCCACTACACCCTGATCAAGTTCACTGGAACTCCGAGCGGCACCTGCACGGTGACGATCAGCCCCAACAACATCCAGCGGATCTATACGATCTATAACACGACCAATCAGACTGTGACCATGTCGCAGGGCTCGGGGTCCACGGTCAGCGTTCCGGCTGGCGAGGTCGCGCAGCTCTACGCGGACGGCGCCGGTTCTGGTGCTTCGGTTGTTCAGCTCACGGACAAACTCAAGGACGTCCTGTACAGCGGCGATATCGGCTCGACCGTTCAGGGCTATGACGCTGACCTCGCGGCAATCGGTGCGCTGGCCAAGACCGACGGCAACTTCATCGTAGGCAACGGGTCCACGTGGGTTGCAGAGAGCGGCAACACGGCTCTGGCCAGCCTTGGGGTAACGGCGACTGCGACGGAGCTGAACAAGCTGGACGGCGTGACGGCGACGACGGCGGAGATCAACAAGCTGGACGGCGTGACGGCCAGCACGGCCGAGTTGAACATCTTGGACGGCCTCACGGCAACGACGTCCAACCTGAACACCGCCTCCACGCATTACGTTCCGTCTGGCGGGATCATCCTGTGGTCCGGGTCCGCCGGGTCCATTCCGTCCGGGTGGTTTCTCTGTGACGGCAGCAACGGCACTCCTGACCTGCGTAACCGCTTTGTGGTTGGAGCAGGCAGCAGCTACGCGGTCGGAGCTACTGGCGGCGCGGACAGCGTAACCCTGTCCACGTCTCAGATTCCAAGCCACTCGCACAGTTTCAGCGCGACCACGGGCGGCTCTGGCAGCCACTCGCACGGTTTCAGCGCGACCACGGGCGGCTCTGGCAGCCACTCGCACGGTTTCAGCGCGACTACGGGCGGCTCTGGCAGCCACTCGCACACATATAGCGGAACCACTAGCGGAACCAGTGTTGATCACACGCACAATTTCAGCGGCACCACAAGCCACGTTGGTGACCACACGCACAGCATTCCAGACGGGTCCGGCGTCGATGGGGCGCAGGCGCTGGAGGCTGCTTTTGTTACCGGGACCATCCAATCCGGCGCGGCTGGCGCCCACAGCCACACGTTCAGCGGTACGACGTCTTACGTTAGCGCCGACCATAGCCACACGTTCAGCGGCACCACGTCTGGGGTTGGCAACCACACGCACAGCGTCAGCGGCACGACGGCTGGAATTGGCGACCACACGCACAGCGTCAGCGGTACGACGGCTGGGGTTGGCGACCACACGCACAGCGTCAGCGGCACCACCGGCACCACCGGCAGCGGCGCCAGCCACGAAAACCGTCCTCCCTACTATGCGCTCGCGTACATCATGAAGGCATAGGCCTATGCCTCTGGTAAAGCTCCAGTTTCGCCCCGGGTTCGTCAAGGACACGACCGCCTACACCAACGAGGGCGGTTGGCGCGACGGCAACAAGGTTCGCTTCAATCTCGGCTTCCCGGAGAAGATCGGCGGTTGGCAGAAGCTGTCCAGCAGCAGCTTCCTTGGCACCTGTCGCGCGCTGCTGCCTTGGTTCAGTCTTGACGGCACGCGGCGCACGGGCGTCGGCACTAACATCAAGTACTACGTCGAGGAGGGCGGGGCCTACTTCGACGTCACCCCGCTTCGTCTTACGACGTCGGCCGGGGATGTGACGTTCTCGGCAACCAATGGATCCGCCACGATTACCGTGTCGGAAACGTCACACGGTGCGTTGGAGGGAGACTACGTCACATTCTCCGGCGCAGTCAGCCTTGGGGGCGTCATCACGGCTGACGTGCTGAACCAAGAGTATCGGATCGACACCGTGGTCGATGCTAATACGTTCACGATCACCGCTCGAGCAGCGAACACGCCCATCTCCGGACTTTCTGGGATCACGGTGGACGGGGAGCTTGTCTTCACCCCGCTGCCCGCCAACGCCTCGGATTCGGGGAACGGTGGCGCCGCCGTCGTTGCCGCGTACCAGATCAACATTGCAGCCGACAGTACGTCGGTCGGTACGGGCTGGTCCGCAGGTGGCTGGTCCCGCGAGGGGTGGGGCGAGGCCTCGAACCTCCCCATCAGTACGACGCAGATCCAGACGTGGTCTCACGACGTCTTCGGGGAGGACATCCTGATCAACCGGCGCGGCGGTCCGATCTACGTATGGGACACGTCCGTCGGAACCTCGTCGCGCGCAGCCACCATCACCGGAACGGACATCCCTGTCGCCGTGAACCAAGTCATGGTCTCTGACCGGGACCGGCACGTCATCGCGTTCGGCGTCAACGAGGTGGGCGGAACGGACATCGATCCGATGCTCATCCGGTTCTCCGATCAGGAGGACTACACCAACTGGCAGATCACGGCCACGACCAGTGCAGGCTCCCTGCGCTTGGGCAACGGCTCTGAGATCGTGACCGCCGTCGAGACGCGGCAGCAGACGCTGGTCTTCACGGACACCGCTCTCTACGCGATGCAGTACCTTGGTCCGCCGTTCACCTTCGGCATCAACATGGTCTCGCGTAACACCTCTGTGGTATCGCCGAAGGCGGCCGTTGCCGTGGACGACGCCGTCTACTGGATGGGCGACCGGGTGTTCTACGTCTTCACCGGCTCCGTGCAAGAGATTCCGTGCCCGGTCTTGAATTACGTCTTCGATACGATGGACCCGGAGCAGACGTACAAGACCGTCTGTGGCTCGAACGTCGAGTTCGGGGAGATCTGGTGGTTCTACCCGTGCGTCTTCACCGGGCAGTGCGACCGCTATGTAGTCTACAACTACAAGCAGCAGATCTGGTATACCGGTTCCATGTCCCGCTCCGCTTGGCAGGACCGCGCCGGGGGCCCGCTGCCCTTGGCGGCGGACCAGAACTATCTGTACTACCACGAAACTGGTATCAACGACGGGTCCACGGACCCCGCTTCTCCGATCTCGGCCTATATCGAGTCCAGTCCGCTGACGCTTGGCGAAGGGGATCAGTTCGCCTTCCTGTCCCGCGTCATCCCGGACATCGACTTCACGGGTTCCACCATCCCCAACCCGAAGGCGCTGTTCACGGTGGCGGCGTCCGACAACCCGGGCGACCTGTACGGGCAGCTCGACGACGGGACCGTGCAGCTTGCATCCTCTGCGGGCGGTGCAGCGACCCCGCAAATCCCGTCCACGTCGCCCTCGGCGACGACTGCCGTTGATAGCTACACGGACCAGATCTACCTGCGCCTGCGCGGGCGGCAGATGAAGATTCGGGTCGAGTCCAACGACACGGACACGCAGTGGCGTCTGGGCACGCCGCGCGCTGACTTCCGCACCGACGGGAGGCGCTGATGTCGAGGAACCTCGCACGGCCGTACTTCCCTGTCCCGCCCCAGCAGTACGATCCTCAGTACATGTACGAGCTCGTTCGCGCGTTCTCCGTGTACATCGACCAGCAGGCCAACCCCGGTCTGGGCCGATTCACGAACGTGACGCTGACGGACCTGCCTACGGCCTCCACGGGCCTCGAACCGGGGACCCTGTGGAATGACTCCGGAACGGTGAAGGTCGCCACATAAGATTGCCTTGCAGGCTCTCGTTCTGTAGTATCCACCCAACGCCATAACGTCTGGCGCAGATCCGAAGTTGTACCCAAGCCAAGGACTCGCCATGGGTTTTCTGCCCGCACTTGCACCTGCCGCTGCCGGAGCCGCATCTGCCGCCGCGCCCGCACTGGCCAGCGGGATTGCCGCTGCCGCACCTGCCGCCGCTGGTATCGGAGCTGCTGCCGCGCCCGCACTCGCCGCCGCTGCCCCCGCCGCCGCTGGGCTCGGGGCGGGCGTAGCGGGGTCTGCTGCTGGGGCTGGAGCCGCCGCTGGAGGCATGGCAGCCGCCGCGCCCGGCCTGATCGGGAAAGGTATCGCCGCACTCGCCCCTGCCGCCATCCCCAAGGCGATGGCAGCTCCGGCAGGAACCGGGCTCTTCTCGGCGCTTGGCGGAACCCAGAACCTCATCAAGATGGGTTCCGCGCTCTATAAGATGGGGTCGCAAGGTGCAGGGGCAGCGCCCGCCCCGTTCACGCCGGAAGTCCGACGTGGCCAGCCGCGAGACCGAAGTGGTTCTCTTGGTGGCGACATGTTTGCCGGTCCGCAGGCGGCCCCGAATCCTTTCCCGCAGACGTCGATGAACCAAGGCATCATGGCCATGCAGCCGATGGGCTCGCCCTTCCAGCGGCCCATGAGCTCGTCGCCCATGAGCCCGGTGTCTTTCAACCGGGACGGCGGCTACATCGAAGGTCCGGGGACCGGGCGCAGCGATTCGATCCCCGCCCGCATCTACCAAGACG